GATGATGATGAGGGTACCGATGCGAATACAAACAGCAATGACTCTGGTGGAGTTAGTAACAGCGGATTTATTAGTGTAAATGAAGTAACTACTGTAAAAAAGAAGACAAAATTACAAATACAAAATTATAATCAAACACATACTATTGTCGATATTATTAGTGAGTTTTTGAATATGGGGTTAGGTTCTGGTAACGGTGATTCGGAAGATAGTGATGATCCGTCTATATCGGTAAAACTAAAGGGTACAACTAAATCTAAAGTAAAAACCAGCGCAAAAACAAGCACAAATAAAACCACAAAAAGCAAAAACAGGGATATGTTGATGCAAGAATTAACCATTTCATTAAATACAATCTTTCCAAAATTGGAAGGTGATAAAATTACATTTATTGGATCGACGTTTTTAAAATACGGCGAAAAAGAACCTTATATGAACCACTGTGCGGTTTTAAATACATGTGATCATATACCAACTCAAAATACCATAGTAGAATCGTATAAAACAGAAAAAGAGGTGTTATTGGCATGGAAAGAATTGATCCAAAAAGAAAATCCTGATATCATTATTGGTTACAATATATTTGGTTTTGATTATGAGTTCATGTTTCGACGTGCCGAAGAAAATCATTGTGTAGAAGAATTTCTCCAATTATCCAGAAATAAAAACGAAATATGCGGTGATAAAATTAAATATAGAGACCACAATAACGCCTGGCACGAATTAGATAAATATAAGATTGAAGAAAGCAGTTTGCAAATTGCTAGTGGTCAGCATGATTTAAAGTACATAAAAATGAATGGTCGTCTTCAAATAGATTTGTATAATTATTTTAGACGAGAAGAAAATTTATCCAGTTATAAATTAGATTATGTAGCTGGACATTTTATCGGAGATTATGTTAAAAAGGTTGCTGAGGCAGAAGATTCGAATAGGTACGTAGTGATACATTCTGGAAATTTAACCGGATTACAAGAAGGCAGTTTTATTCATTTTGAAGAAATTGGTCATTCCACTGAATATTATGATGGTGGATCTAAATTCAAAGTCGCATCGGTTGATAAAGAAAATCATTTGTTTCGTATTTCGATACCGGAAATATATCCCAGAAATATATGCAGTTCGTTGGATTTCACCAAAAAAATACGTTGGTGTTTAGCAAAGGATGATGTAACACCCAAAGATATTTTCAAAATGACAAATGGAACAGATGCTGATCGCGCAGTGATTGCAAAATACTGTATTCAGGATTGTAACCTGGTTCATTATTTAATGAATAAAGTAGATATATTAACTGGTTTTTCAGAAATGTCGAAAATTTGTAGTGTTCCAATCCATTTCTTAGTTTCAAGAGGTCAAGGGATCAAACTCACTAGTTACATAGCAAAAAAATGCAGGGAAAAAAATACGTTGATACCTGTTATAGAAAAAGGCAATTCTGATGAAGGATATGAAGGTGCAATTGTTTTGGATCCAAAATGTGATTTGTATCTGGATAATCCTGTTGCATGTGTAGATTATGCGTCTCTGTATCCGTCATCTATGATTAGTGAAAATCTTTCGCATGATAGTAAAGTATGGACAAAAGAATATGATTTGGATGGTAATTTAATTGCAGAAACTGGTGAAAAGGGTTTGACGGTGGATGAAAATGGTCTAGAGATCGAATATTTTGTATATGATAATTTACCGAATTATAACTATGTAGATGTGAAATATGACACATACAAATACGTGAGAAAAACAGCAAAATCCGCAGCAGAAAAAATAAAATCAGGATATAAATGTTGCCGATTCGCACAGTCGATTAACAGAAACGAACGTGCTATTATGCCTTCTATTTTAGAAGAATTATTAGCGTCGAGAAAAGCAACGAGAAAATTGATACCTAATGAAAAAGATGAATTCATGAAAAATGTATTGGATAAAAGACAGTTGGGATACAAGTTGACAGCAAATTCATTATATGGACAATGTGGTGCAAAGACCAGCACATTTTATGAAAAGGATGTTGCTGCATCAACAACTGCTACAGGACGACTTTTATTGACATATGCAAAACGTGTTATTGAGGAATGTTATGGCGATGCAATATGTAATACGAGTGAATATGGACCTGTTTTAACAAAAGCGGAGTACATATATGGTGACACGGACTCAGTATTCTTCACATTTAATTTGCAAACCCCTGATGGGGAACCTATCCGCGGTAAAAAAGCCCTCGATATTACAATTGAATTGGCACAAGAAGCTGGTCACTTAGCATCTTCGTTTTTAAAGGGACCACACGATTTAGAATATGAAAAAACATTTATGCCGTTCTGTTTGTTATCGAAGAAAAGATATGTAGGCATGTTGTATGAAACTGATTCTACAAAATGCAAACGAAAAGAAATGGGGATTGTGCTAAAACGTCGTGATAATGCTCCGATTGTCAAAGATGTTTATGGAGGTATTATTGATATTTTAATGAAAGAAAAAGATATACAAAAATCAATAGCGTTTTTGAAATCGTGTCTCCGCGACATAGTAGAAGAAAAATATCCGATTGAAAAACTAATTATAACAAAATCGTTGCGGTCTGGTTACAAAAATCCACAACAAATCGCACACAAAGTATTGGCTGATCGCATCATGGAGCGTGACCCGGGAAACAAAATTGGTTCAGGTGACAGAATTCCATTTGTTTATATAAAACATCCTAGCTTAGAACAAGTGGTTGAATCTGACCCAGAACCAGAACCTATACTCGAAATTCAGAATAATCCACCTGAACCTGACCCTCACCAGGAACAAGGAGTAAAAAAAGGTAAAGGTCGAAAAAAAGCACCAGTCAAACCAAAACCAGCTCCAAAACCGAAAAAAATAAAAGTGCCAAAATTAAAACTATTACAAGGTGATAAAATAGAGACACCAAAATACATAGCGGAGAAAAATTTGAAAATAGACTATGGCTTTTATATTACAAATCAAATTATGAAACCAGTTCAACAAGTATTTGCTCTTGTGTTAGAAAAAATATGGAGAATGCAAAACAAAGAATTAAAAATTCAAAAATTTAAAAAAGAAGCGGAAGAATTATTGGCTTTATATGATAATGATATGACAAATGAAAAATATCAAACGAAATTAGAAAACATGAAAAATAAGGAGGTAAAAACACTTTTGTTTGATGAGTTTTTACAATAATAAAAAATACTTAAACATATGTATATACATATACATATATTATGAAATTTATAACAACAATTTTTAAAAAAATACTACCAGTGGAATTACCCAAACATGTGGGTAGATGGAATATCGATTATTGTAATATAAAAACGAACACCAAAGTTGATTTATCGAATGAAGATCATTGTGGTCCATGTGGTCAATACGCATTAATAAAATTAAAATCAAAAAATGACGATGACGATAACGATAAAGAAAAATCGAAATAATTTTTATTTAACATAATCTTTTTTCACAAAACCAATTTTTAATAAATGTTACGAATGAATTTGACTTGACATTTTCTATTTCTAATATTTTTTTTTCCAAAATTTCTATTCTTTCTATTAATTTATAGACTGTACAAAACAATTCTTTATTGTCATATATATTTTCTACATTATTGGTTGTGTTATTAATATGTTGTAGTGGTTCAGTTATACATACATTCGAATTCGAATTTTCTTCTATTTTTTTTATTAACGCATCTTCAAAATATTCTATGTTATTGTGGTAATTCTCATCATGATTCTCAATATTCTCAATATTCTCATCACTGTCATCATCATCGTAACTTGTTGGTTTTTGTAGTGATAAATTAATTTCATTATCTTCATTATCTTCTTTATTTTCATTTTCATCGTCTTTATTTTCATTTTCATCGTCTTCATTTTCTTCATACTCATTTTCTTCATACTCATTTTCATTTTCCTCGTCTTCATCTTCATAAGCGTCATCCCAAAAATTGAGTTGTTCATAACCTCTTGCCTCATTAAAATTGTTAATGATTTGTTCTTTTTCCAATTTATGTAAAATAGAAAAAGCGCTTCTTTTATGTAAAATTGCAATTTCTTGAATAGTTAATTCTTGTAATTCATATTCACGCTGTAAAGAAAGAATTTCATTTACACTCCACTTATAACGATTTCTTCTATTTAATTCTTTGGTTGTCATGTTGTTTTTATAAATATATATAAAATATATATTTATATTATTTTCAGTTTTTTATTTTAAGATTTTTATTTTAGTATATTCATCTAAGTATATTCATCTAAGTATATTATTCAAATCAAGTGTAATTTTTTCAATATTACCATGCTCACTTTCATCAGGAATATATTTTAATAATAATTTACTAAATGTTGAACCATCACAGCCTATAAACACATTGTTGCAATATCTACCTATGATTAAATCTACAATTGCATTCAATTCACGTGCCGGTTGTTTAGTGTCAAATTTTTTGTCTATAAACATGATATTATATTCATTTTCTTTCATAAATTGAACAACATCGTTATTTATATCACCGGTTAATACAAGTGTTGTATCTTCTTTTTGAATATAATTTGTTACTAATTCAATGTATTTTGCTGTTAATATTCGTTTAAAAACTTGTTGATTCATGTTATTTTGTGCGGACCAATGATCTATACCATCCTCTTCAATTCTTAAATGTATAACATTAATTTTTTTATTGACATGTTCTATGTCACCATGTTCTGATTCATCATCCATAACTGGAATATAATTTAATTTTTCACTTATAAAACTAAAAGCATAATTCATCAAATATTTACTAAAATATAAGTTACTATATATTTCATCAATAAAAGCCAATAATCTAACATTATTATGTTTTTTTGCTAAAGTGATAACATCCCATGATATTGGTCTAAATGCAGTACTATCAACATTGAAACCATCCATTATTCTGAGATTGTATTTATTCAAATATTTGTTTATTTCAATCAAATTGAACACTTGGGATATTGAACAATAACTATTCGTATTAATTTCTGTTAAAAATTTATCCACAATCAACAACTCTTTTTTTGCTCTTATGCAAAATAGAATGGCGGACACTAACGATAATAATTGATTGCATAAACCATTATTATTTTCTCTAACTAGTTTTAAAAAAAACACATTGGTATCTGACATTGTTTAATTTATATTTTATAGTTATATTTAATATTATTTTTAAACGATATTTCTTGATTCATAATTATCGTTGTTGGGATTGGATCTGGAATTTAATCTTGAATTTGAATTTATATTAAAACGATTCGTATTATTAATTAATGTTTCAAATAGTAATATATTATTTGATGGATCAAAGAGAAATCTACTATCCCCATTTTCTGTAAAATTGTTGTTATTTCTTTCAAATAATTCATTTATAGAATTTAATGCTATCGAAGATAAATTATTTGCAATATTGTTAAAACTAGTTTCGAAGTTTGGTGTTTCTGAAAATATTCTACGAGGTGTAGTTCTTCTTCTTCTCTCTGAATGACCTATTGATTCTGTATTTGTCGAGGCAGTTGGAGTTGGTTGAGATGGTTGAGTTGGTTGAGTTGGTTGAATTGGTTGAGCTTCTTGACTTGTTTCTAAACTAACATCCACATCATTATTATAAGTATTTCTATTTAATGTTTCATTTAATGTTTCATTTGTGTTACCATTATAATCACGAATATCATATCTACACATAGGACAACGAACATTGGATTGAAACCATGTATTTAATTGTCTAGTATTAAAATTATGACCACAATGTAATATTTGTGTTATTGTATCTGATTCTTGAAATGTTTCCAATGAAATTGGACAAGTTGTATTAATAGGATTTTCAATATCACCAAATTGAATCTCGCGAGTTGCAGTAAATATTTGTTGCCTGGTAGGAATAATTGGTACATTGGATTGAAAATCCATCAAATTCATGAAAGAATTTATAAAATCATTCGATAGTATTGGTGATGCATTTGTTCTGGGATTGATACTAAAATGTTGCATATTTTCTAAAATATAAGGAACTCCATTAATATTTATTCGCTGATTTGTGTTTGTTCCAGGATGTCTATTGTGATTCTGATTCTGATTCTGATTCTGATATGATTGATATCTAGGTCTCATATAATCATCATTTAATCGAATACGATTCCATATATTATTAATATCAATTCTCATTGATTGTAATAAATTATTTTGATGTAATAAATCGTTATAAATTTGATGAAGTATATTTCTATCTCTTTGTCTTTCTCTCTCACGTTGTCTTTCATGATCAATGTCACGATACATTTCTAGATATTGATACCTATCTCTGTCTATCTCTATACTACGTGGTATATATCTGGTATTAAAATAATTACATTCTCTGCATCGATTTCGATTATTATAGTGATTATAGTGATTATTGTTGTTATGGTTATAACGGTTATTGTTGTTGTTATGGTTATAGCGGTTATTGTTGTTGTTGTTGTTGTTATGGTTATAGCGGTTATTGTTGTTGTTGTTGTTGTTGTTGTTGTTATGGTTATAGCGGTTATTGTTGTTGTCATCGGATTCAGAAACAATACTACTACTACTACTACTACTACTACTACTACTACTACTACTACTACTACTACTACTATGGGTATCTGTATTTATGTTAAGGGTAGTATTATTGACAGTATTTGTATTATCATTTTGTCTTGATTCTGAGTTTGAAGATACGGATATATTTTCTTGATCATGTATTTCTAAATTAAATATACTATCGCGTTCTATGTTACTATTCATAATTTTATGTATATATTGATTATATTAATTATATAATTAATAACATATATTTAAATATTATTGATTTAATTATAATAAAGGTTAATTACCCTTATAATTATAAAATACAAAAACGTTTCCACATAAAGATTCTGAAATCAACAAACACAAAACAAAACCACCATGACTGATATCAATTACGAAAAATATAAAAATAAAGGCCTATCTGGATTATGCAATTTAGGTAATACATGTTTTATTAATTCATGTATGCAGATATTATCTCACACATACGAATTAAATGAATTCTTGGATTTAGAAACATACAAAGAAAAAATAAACAATAAATATGATAGTGCATTATTGATTGAGTGGGATAATCTAAGAAAGATTATATGGAAAGATAATTGTATCATATCTCCTGGTAAGTTTATAAAAACAATACAAAAAGTTGCAAAATTAAAAGATGTGGATATTTTTACCGGATTTGCACAAAACGATGTCAGTGAATTTCTCTTGTTTATTATAGATTGTTTTCATAATACATTATCTAGAGAGGTTAAAATGTCCATTAATGGAACTCCTGAAAATGAAAAAGACAAAATAGCTGTTTTGTGTTTTAATATGATTGAAAAAATGTATAAAAATGAATATTCTGAAATATGGAATTTATTTTATGCTGTTCATGTTTCACAAATAAAATCTTTAGAAACAAATGAAATATTAAATAATAGTCCTGAACCATTTTTTATAATAAATTTACCTATACCAGAAAATAACAAAACACCGTCTTTATATGACTGTTTTGATTTATATATATCAGAAGAGATATTCGAAGGCGAAAATGCATGGTATAACGAAAATTCAAAAACATATGAAAATGTAAAAAGACAGATATTGTTTTGGAGTTTCCCAAGTATTTTAGTAATAGATCTAAAACGATTTTCCAACAAAAATAACAAGAATCAAAAACTAATTGATATTCCTATTGAAAATTTTGATTTGTCAAAATATGTAATTGGATATAAAAAAGATGATTATGTTTATGATTTATACGGAATATGTAATCATAGCGGAAATGTTCATGGTGGTCACTATACTGCTTACGTAAAGAATGCAAATAATAAATGGTATAGTTTTAACGATACTAGTGTTTCAGAAATAAATCCTACAATGTTAATTAGTTCAAAGGCATATTGTCTTTTTTATAGAAAAAAAATAATTCATTAATGTATATACATTTTATATAAATAATATAAAAAATATAAAATATTCATGGTAGCAAATAATATACAAATACCCTCAACATCTATATCACCGTCACCATCTACATCACCGTCACCATCTACATCTAGAACTGCACCTATTAAACCTGCAACAACATCAGCGCATATCACACATGCAACAATACCCGCATCCGCGCCAACTACAACATCCACACCGGCACCAAGTACAATATCCACATATAGACCTTCAACAATAACATCCACACCTACAACAACAACATCTACGCCTTCAACAACAACATCTACGCCTTCAACAACAACATCCACACCTAGTACAACATCTACAACATCCACACCACCAACCTCATCTTCAACCTCATCTCCAACACCTAGTACATCATCAAATACATCATCTACACCATCAGTTTATGAAACAAATGATAATAATATATACAATTTTCCATTGTTACATGGAGGTAATGGAAATGTAGAAAACTCATTTTCAAATTTCTTCAAAAATTTCAATCTAACTCCAGGTGTTTTAATCATTTTTTTAGTAGTAATAATAGTATTTGTATTACTATTTTCTTCATTAAGTTCTTTAGGAAAAAATAGTTCTGGTGATACTTCATCCACCGGTACAAGTGATACACCTACGAGTACCAGTTCTAAAGGATCTAATAGTGTAGGTAAATCCCATATAATAATAATAATTGGTATAGTTTTACTAGTAATCGTAATATCATTTTTATATAGAAAATTTGAAGATACTACTATTATTGCATCTATTAAAAAGTTATTTACGAAAAACCCCCAAGTTAATGTAACTGCAGGAAAAACTCCTCCTCCAATGCCTCAACAATCAAATACGAGTAAGGAAGTTCCAGAAATAAAATTATATAAAGAAGTTTTTAATATTCCAGGAAATAATTATACTTATGAACAAGCAAAATCAATATGTACCGCATATGATGCAAAATTAGCTACATACGATGAATTAGAAGAAGCATATGGTAGAGGTGCTGAATGGTGTAATTATGGTTGGTCTGAAGGTCAAATGGCTTTATTTCCAACACAGAAAAAAACATACAATACATTACAAACAATAAAAGGTCATGAACATGATTGCGGACGCCCTGGTATTAATGGTGGATATATGGCAAATCCTAACGTACGTTACGGTATTAATTGTTACGGAAATAAACCTAGAAGAACTGAAATCGAAAAAGAATTGATGGAAAATACAAATCCTTACCCATTAACAAAGGAAGATATGTTAATGGAAAAACAAGTTGATTATTGGAAAGAAAAGTTACCTAACATAATTGTATCACCATTCAATAACAATCGATGGAGTAAATTTTAGAATCCATTATACACAAACAAAAATAATCGGATATATAAATGGGTGAAATGGGTGAAATGGGTGAAATGGGTAATATAGATTTTGTTGTTCCATTGTGTAAAAATAATATGATATTTAGAGCAACGATTGAATCGATTGTTTATAATTATCATCCCAGAAATATTTATATTATAACTAATCCAAAAGATGTGATATATTTAGAAAGTATTACAAAAAATTGGGATATTGGAAACACTGTTATTACCACTATAAATGAAGATGTTTTTTTTATGAAAAATTATGGTTTAACTAAACATGACATAGAACAATATTATACCTTTATAGACGCGGAATCGAGAGAATTTGGTTGGTGGTATCAACAAATATTAAAATTGGGCGCGTATAAACAAATCGAAAACCTATCAGATCCATATGTTGTTTGGGATTCCGATGTAATTGTTTTACAAAAATGGAATTTATTTGATTCAAAGGACGGTTTTTATAAATTTGCAATTTTACAAGAATGTTCCAAAAATGAATTTAATAAAAGTGAATATTCAAAATCTATAAAAAATTTGATAGGTTTGGATTCGATTGAACCTCCCATTGAAGGTACATTTGTACCTCACCATTTTATAATGCATCATAATGTTTTAGATAGGTTGGTTTGTTTTATTGAAGAAAGACATGTTGCAACTACAACTACAAATACAACTACAAATACAACTACAAATGTGGATTCATGGATAAAAATAATTATATCATTATCGAAAACATATTATCGGTTTAGTGAATATAAATGTTTGGCTACTTTTATGCGACAACACTTTCCGGAATTGTTGTTATTCTATCCTTTTGAATTACATGGTAAAAATGGAATTCGTTATAGAGATTCTATTAATATTATAGAAAAACTACACGATTTTTGCGCTAGTCAGAGAGATAATAGTTTGACTTATAATAAGTTCAAAGAATTCACTAAAAACAACTATGATTTTGAGCCGTCCTATATTCAAATAGAGCATGTGGATGTGTAATCTACATGTATTTGTATAATTTCATTCTTATAAAATATATAAAGGTTTTATAAGAATTAATACATAATAATGGAAAAAGAAAAAATATCCTACTTAAAAGCCGATGACAACAAAATCATCAATGAAAAATGTATAAGATGGGTAAAAAAAATAGATCAATGTTTGCATGTTTGTAATAAATCTGATGGATGTGACGTTGGTATTGGCACTCATAAAATATGTAAATTGAATAATCCAGACAGTTACGATAAACTGAATAAACATTTTGAAGAGTAATTTTACATGGGTGATGATTTTGCTGTTTTTTTATGATTAGCAACATGTTTTGCGAGTTTAATTTTATTTTTTCTCGATTTTTTCTTTTCCGATTTGCCAGATTTTTTTGATTTCTCATAACTGTCATCATTTGCATTTACTTTTTTCAATAATTCCTCGTAAATTTCATCCGAAATTTCGTTATCTTCATTTACATTTGTTTCCGCATCCATATTTTTATTTGAATTATGTTTATAAAATAATCCAAATGGAACAGCCATATTGTTAGCGTGTTGATTATTACCACCAATCATGGTCTGTAAATTTTCAATAGGAGATCCACCATATTGTGTGATATTTTTCAAAAGCACTGAATTAATGTTGAAACCTCCACTTACTATACTACCATCTTCGGATTTTGAAAAAACCATATCATGCTCTTTCATAAAATGATCTTCTTGTGAATCATACGACATAATCCAAAATTTATTTATATTATAAGTATATTTTTATATCATATATCATGAAAAATACTTTTGCGATATGCGGTTTTCATTTTTCATTTTTCATTGTTGGAATTATTATTATAATACCGTTTTAATTCAGTAATAGTCTTTGTTTCTCTCCGCTTCTTCAAATAATCTATAATTTTTTTGACCTGGTCTTCATTTTTTATAATTTCAGATAAACAAGTTTCTACATATGTAAATGTTAGTGGAGATGTTGTATGTGTATTAACTAATTTGAGTCGTCCATCAGTAATATTAATAACTGAATTGGTAGATAATTCACCATTTGATGTTAAGGATTCAAGCAAAGATGACTTTTTCTCTCGAAGTTCTTTTGCTTTTTCTTGTACCAATTTATATTGATTGTCTAATATCACCCATTGTTGTAATTGTTTCTCAATATTTTTATCCATACTTGTAATAAAATTATATTTGTTTTTTGGTTTTTCAACAAATATAATTTGAAGTTCTGGGGGTGGGAGTTTTAGATTTTATCTAGAGAGAACCCATTTATTTTCTGTATCTCCTTGTTCTCTTACCTTTGTTACCTTTGTTAGTTTTTGATCTAGGACCATAATATTGTTGTAATCCTAAAAGTACTAAAGGAGCTACTGCCTCACCAATCATTTGATTCCAAACACCGCCTCTTTGGTTTTGTTGTTGATTTTGGTTTTGGTTTTGGTATTGGTATTGTCTATTGTTTTGTTGTTGAAACTGGTTTTGGTTTTGATTTTGGTATTGATTTTGGTAATTTTTTTTTCGAGCGCCACCATTTTGCATTCCTGCTGCACCTGATTTTGCAGCCGCAATCATATATGAGTTTTGATTATTACTATCTAATGCATTACTTGTTGAATAATCAGGACTAGTATCAAATTTTGACATTAGCGGTCCAAAATCACCAACAGTACCTCTTTCGTATTGCGGTCCGCCAATAGCGTTTGCGCTATCAGTATATGTACCTGGAATATATGGAGTATTTGGATAAAAATATCCACCTTTCATCATTCTATGACCGCGTCTATGTATTCTTGAACTTCTTCTTTTTCCATATTTTTTTGTATTGTGTTTCATTTCGGTTTGGTTTTGTTTGTATATTATATATTATACGTATAAAAAAATAATTTAAGAATGTTTGGATATAATTGATTTATTACGAACTAAATACAGCAACAAAATAATATTTACTAAAATAATCAAAATATTAATTAATATAAGCGATAATCCTATATACATATATGGAGTCATTATACTAATAATAACATCCATTATGGGAATTAAAAATGTCTTAATCTCTTTTTTGATGTCTTCTCTTTTTAAAAGTGCTAAACATTGATTCACCAATGTATCCTTCATCCGAATGTAATAAATTTATTTAATATTATTTTTTTTTATTTTTTGCGTGTCGATACAATATAATTTTTCTATAGAACCAATAAATATAAATACCGATTCAATGGAAAATATTTTTGAACCCAATGAAAATTTCAAATTTGATAATATTACTTTAGGACAACCCAATGCTATTCAAGGTGGTGCATATTTTACTAAAATATTATATAACAATAAATCTCTTTATATTCAATGTCCTAAATGTGTATCAAAACAGGGTATTATAAAAAACGGTAAAAAAATGTATATTGATCTACTGTTTAATCATAGTGATGAATCCATTATTCAATGGTTTATTAATTTAGAAAGTACATGTCAAAAACGCATATTCGATAAATCGAATGAATGGTTTCAAAATCCGCTTGAATTAACTGATGTTGAATCCGCATTTAGTAGTCCTATTAAAGTGTATAAATCATGTAAATATTATCTGTTAAGAAGCAACATTAAAACAAATTATTTAAATGGAAATCCAATGATTAAAATATTTAATGAAAATGAAGAAAATATCAATGTTGAAGATATCAATGCGGAAACAAATTTTATATCTATTTTAGAAATACAGGGAATTAAATTTACTACACGTAATTTTCAAATAGAAGTAGAAGTAAAACAAATCATGACGATGAATGTAGATATTATATTTGAGAATTGCTTAATAAATAAAAAGTCAGGTGTTAGTGTGTGTGAATCAAAACAAAATATAAAAGATACAAAACAGTTAGATCAGGATCATGATAATAATGACACCAAAGTTGGGTTTGATATGAATGGGTTATTATTTGATACAGAAGATATTAAACAAGAGAGACAATACACACAAAACACACAAAACACACAAGACAATGAATTGATTGATTTTGATGATATTAATTCGAATCTAGAAGAAGTTACAGACATTATTGATGATAATGATGATAAACATGATAACACAATTGAAATTGAAACTACAACAAATGATATCAGTGAAGATATTTTAAATGATATAATTGAAAATTCAAAATCCAATAGTGACGATACTCTAGGAATAGTTACCAGTCACTTGAATAATATCAATAGTAAAAATACATCCAATACATCCAATACATCCAATACATCCAATACATCCAATACATCCAATACATCCAATACATCCAATACATCCAATACATCCAATAATTCCATAAATGTAGAAAATGAATTACATGAAATCACTTTAGATATCGAAGAATTATTACCAGAAAATACAAATACTTTAGAAATACCTATTAGTACTATAAAATTGAAAAAACCAAACGAAGTTTATTATGATTTATTTAATAAAGCAAAAATAAAAGCGAGAGAAGCGAAAAAAATGGCTATACAAAGTTATTTAGAAGCAAAAAAAATTAAAGAGACATATTTATTGGAGGATGTAGATTTAAGCGAAGATGAAGAATATGATGAAGAAAATTAAAACAATACAAAATGCAAAAACAAAACAAATAAAATAAAATACCTCAATTCATATTTATATGAATTAAAAATAATTTTTCAAAATTATTTTATCCTTAATTTTATATAATGAGCATGTCAACTTTATTTAAAAAGACAAAGTCAGAACATATATTTGTTTTAGTCATATGTTTATTCGTAGTCGTTTATTTTATTTACAAATTCTACAAACATTTAGATTCTAAGGGTAAATCTGGTTCTGAATATTATGGTTCATCAATGGCATCACAATATGGTAATCAACAAAATAATAAACAACAAGGTATGCCATCCGGAATGAATAACCAACCTAGTATGAATATGAATATGAATATGAATACTACTGTTTTACCATCTCATGCTGACGCTTTACAAACTGATATAACACCTGCTCCAGTTATGCCAGGAACACAAACTAGTATGCCAGGTCTTCCAACTTCATGTTCAAAACCAAATATTCAAAATCCATCTGAATTATTACCAAAAGATGTCAATAGTCAATGGGCTTCATTGAATCCATCTGGTCAAGGATTCTTATCCAATATTAATTTATTAAATGCTGGATTCAATATTGGTATTGATACAATTGGATCAAGTTTGCGTAACGCCAATCTCCAAATTCGTTCCGAACCTCCAAATCCACAATTAAATGTTGGACCATGGAATCAAAGTACTATCACTGCTGATTTCATGAGACCACCTTTAGAGATTGGTTGTGGATCTCAATAAGTAACAAACTAACAAAATAACAAACTAACAAACTAACAAACTAACAAACTAACAAACTAACAAACTAACAAAATAGTGTAATTTACATATTTTTCATTTTTAATGCAAAATATATAAAATAACTTGATTATATAAAATAGATTTTCATTATAATTAAGCACATATAGATAGATAAAAATGACAGGTATGCAGATTTTAGGATATTTATTTGTTATATTAATTATTATTCTATGTTTAAGAATATATTATGAATCCGATTCGTTTCAACTTAAATGTATTATATCCGGTGTAGATGGTAATAAATATTGCGTTCGCGATCGTAATAAAGTAAAACCCGCAGCAAATTTATTGGCTACTGTTACAACAAAATGCAAAGATTTAGTCAATTATGTGAATGAAAAATACCCAAATGATCCAAAGGTTCAACGTTTAGTAAAAGGTTTCAACCCAAAAAAAATAAGTGAAACATTACCTAACAGCGAATTGACTGCATATAGTGAGAATAAAGGAGAGAAAATTGCATTTTGTTTAAATAAAAAGAAGGAAGATAATAATAATTTAATTGATATCAATACACTTACTTTTGTAGCAATACATGAATTGTCTCATATTATGACGGTTAGTATTGGACACAAACAAGAATTTTGGCAAAATTTTAAATTTTTATTAGAAAATGCCAAAACTGCGGGTATATATGATCCAGTTGATTATAAAAAAAAACCAAAGGAATATTGCGGAATGACCATATCAGATAATCCATTTTATGATTTATAATGTAAGATCTATAATCTATATATTTAATTTGTATTATTCTATTATTATTACCTTCTGTTTTTTATAAATTTGAAAAATAAATAATTAAAACTATTCTGTCTATAAAAAATAGACAGAATATATATGACAACCAATGAAAAGACATTACCTATATATAAAATAAATCATTTGGTTAATCAGGATACAATTGATTCAATATATGTTTTTTATGGTAATTTTCCAGATGATACAGATTTAAACGAATTATTTAAAATGGAACCAAATAACCAATTATTTTATCCTGAAATATTCAACGACGAAGAATTAACTAATATTAAAAATAATAATATATCTGTTAATTTTCTCACACAAAAAATACATTTTGACGATTCAATTGGAACAATTAAAATTAAGATTGTTGATGGGCTTTCAATATTTTCTAATAAAAATTTTACTTTAGAGGAAATATATTTGTTTTGCATGAAGGAAGAAACTCTTAATGCTGTTTCTATTTATGAAACATTGACACAAAATAAACGATTCGGACTAACAAAAACAAGACTCTATAATTTTTTATTGAATATTATTCGTGATAGTGAAGGAAATAGTGTTACTATTCAAATTCCAGATGCAATCAAAAATAAAACCATATTTGATTTTGATGATATAATTTCATTAAATATAGATGGAAAAACATTTTGGATGAATAAATCGGTTGGACAAAAATATTATCTGATTAACAACGAATATCCATATGTTTATAATCCATTTGATAATAGAAATCATGACGATTTTATTGAACAAACAAAACGTGCATTGACAACATCGAATAGCGAACTATTATTAAATACGGGTGCAATTAAAAACAATAACATTTATTTATGTTTAGCTTCGGACGTTTTGAACCAGGTAACTACAACTAACACGAACATAAATATGAGTGCTAATAACGAGGGATATATAATTAAAGTTTATTACCCGTTTTTATTTTCTAACAATATTTTCTCTCTAACCGATCTAGATAAGGATCGTGATTCTTTAATAGAACAGAATAAAAAAGTAATAAATCAAAGTGTTATTGATTCATTTAATATAACTAATTTATTTTATGATGTATATAACGAACGAAAAAACGAATTAAAATATGATAAAAAAGGAATTACCCATATAAGAGCTATTATACATCCATCTTATAATACTCATATTCCAATAGATGTAATTTTTAAATTATTACATGCCACAAAAGATGTACCTTTAGTTAAATATAATCCTGCATCGAGACAAGAGAATATGTACAGGCTTTATACTGATAAGCTTTCTATCGATGGTAGAAAAATCCCCTTTTTAAACAAAGCAACAATTTTAAAACTAGTTAAAACATTGGGGAGAGATAAAATGGTTTCTCTCTACATAGAAGATGTGCATAACAACAACAATGGCATCAGCAACCCTTATACTATCACTTGTGAATTTGAAAATAATGGTATTATTTCTATTGTCGGAAATTTTAATCAGCCAATTGATTTGAATGAAATTAACATTCTATTCAAAAAAATGGTTAATCCAATCATAAACAGTTTGAATGATTTTTTACAACAAAATGGTTATAAAATCAATCTATTTGAATCTTTTGATGCGGATAACATTGAAGTAAGTAATTTAAAGTATGAAACTACTATTGAAATTGATAAAAATATTAAAATAAGTGAATTAACAAATTGTATTTCTAGTATTTTTGTTGTTGAATCGACTGATGTTGCAAATGATATTCAATTACGATTCAAAAAAGTTGCAAATTTTAACAAAGCTACTAGTCAAGAAGCATTTATCATTGAAAAACAAAATGAAGGATTACGCGGTGCAGAAATTGTAGATGCATTATTGCAAAGTTATACTGACATGTCGAGAGATGATGCTATTAATTTATTTGAAAAAATAGTCAGTGAAGCAGAATTGCAACGTACTGCAAAGCGAAAAACTGTTACTATTCGAAATAATCCTGGATTTAAAACAAATATTCATTTGAATAAAGAAAAAGGTGTGATTACAATCACAATGGACAACATTAACAACATCAATTATTTGGACACTGTCCCAATTTATTTAGATACCATGGTGCGTTTAACACAAAATAGAACAAGTACTGGATTTTCATTAGAAAAAATCAATGAATTGTGTTTCATGTCTAAGAATAACGAAAAAGAACTTGAAGCATTAAATGTAGTATTAGATGATATTATATCCGCGTCAGAATCTTCATTAATAGAAAATGATATGAATAAACAGATAAATCAGTTGGAATTAGAAGATATTGAAAAAGAAGAGACAAAGAGTCAAATGGGGGATGGGGATGTGGATGATGAAGGTAGTTTTGATAGAGAAGGGCATACAAATGGTATTGAAAACATAGAAAGCGAGGCTGATCAGAGAGAAGCCAAAGAAAAAATAGCCAATGTTTTAAATATGTTTTATGGTGATTATGATGAAGAAGAAGAAAGTGAAGAGGGTGTAGAGAGATCACAAGGTGAAAAGAGTGGAGGTGGTGATGTAAAAGATATTGTTGGTATGAAATTGAGTAATCCATTTTTATTTCAAGAAAGGTTAGAAAATCGTGAGCCAGTATTAATTTTAAAAGAAGAACAAGGTAAATACAATCGATATTCTAGAACATGTCCATCTACTACTCGTAGACAACCAGTTATATTGACTCAAAATGAATTAGATAAAATCAACAAAGAAAACGCTGGATTTTTACAAGAAGAAGATGTAATCAAATATGGTTCGAATCCTGATAATAAATATTATTATGTCTGCCCTAGATATTGGAATTTAAAAACTGATTCATTGATTACACCCAAAGAAATTGCTGATAATCATTTGGAAGATAAAATAATACCAAAAAGCGCAAAAACTGTTCCAAAAGGAAAATACATTTATGAATTTTATAATCCTCCAAAGAATGATCCAGATTATAAACATTATCCTGGTTTCCAAGTCGATAAACACCCAAATGGATATTGTTTGCCTTGTTGTTTTAATAGTTGGAGTACTCCAAAGCAATTGGAGAGAAGAAAGGCGTGTTCAGAAAATGTAACACCTGGATTTGGTAAGGAAACAAATAATCAAGACATGCAACCAAAAGAAAATATGTTGGAGGTTTCCGATGAAGATGAAGTCGCCGAACTGCAACCACCACAACCACCACAAAAAAAGGAAAAAGCGCCTGAATTAGAAAATTATGTTATTGGTCCTGAAAAATTTCCTATTTTAAAAGGACGATGGGGATATTTACCTACTGCTATTCAAAAAATTCTTATGGAAGTAAATTATAAATGTCAAATTAGTAAAAATAATACTAACATTCGTCCGGATCACACATGTTTGGTGAGACATGGTGTAGAATCGGATATAAATCAATCTTTTATCGGATGTATTGCAGATGCCATATATTTTACCAAATTGGATGATAATAAACAACCTATGCAAATTCCTACGATAAAAAAAATGAAGGAAATAATTATTGACTCTTTGACAATTGATTCTTATCTTACTTTTCAAAATGGTGATCTTGTCAATACCTTTATGGTTGATTCGGGTATGGGTATGGGTATGGATGTTGAAGTGGATAATAAAAAAATAGAAAAATACAAGGATTCCAATTTATATAAAAAAACGGATGATGGTGTGTTTTTTAATAAAATTGTCGGCTCATTTGAAAATTTTATTGATTTTTTGAGGAGCAGTGATACTATAATAGATTATACTTATTTATGGGATATTGTGTGTCGTCCAAACCCAACGTTATTTAAGAGTGGAATCAATTTAGTTATTTTGGAAATTCCTAATAATGATATCACCAACAATGTAGATTTTATTTGTCCAACCAATCATTATTCAAGTCATTTATTTGATGGTAAAAAACCTACATTGGTTTTGATTAAACAAGACTCGTTCTTTGAACCTATTTATTCATATCGATTTAATAAATCCAATGAAACATTATTTGTCGGTAAATTATTCAGTGAATATGATACGAAACTATCCGTTACAATGCGCGATTTCTTCAAAAAAGTAGTGAAACCCTATGTTCAAAATATGTGTATGCCTATTCCTAGTATCCCCAACTTATATAAAATGACGCAACCTATTTTACTTGATGATTTGATTCACAATTTGGATAAAATAAAATATGAAGTTTTAAAACAAGTAGTAAATTATCAAAATAAAGTAATCGGTCTTGTCGTTGAAAGTGGGAAAAGACGGGGTAATATAAATGGGTCAGGATTTATTCCATGTTACCCTTCTGCTATCAATGATAAATATGACTATCAATTCATGACTGATAAAGATATATGGAACACATATACTAACACCTTGTCATGTTTGTTAGACGTTTATAGAGAGAGTAAAGGAAAAATACCTTGTAATCCTATTTTAAAAATAGTCGAAGATGAAATGATTGTTGGATTTTTAACACAAACAAATCAATTGATTCAATTATCTGAACCTGTTTCTATTGATAACAAATCAATTAAAGATGATATACCTTTATTAAAAGATCAACATTATGTTGTTAGTAATGTTGGTGTTGAGGGTACGGGTAGCGATGATAAAATCAATAAATTACGCGATGTGGATGTTACCATTGCATTGTCGAATCGGGTTGATTCTGAACGAGTTGAATATATTAAAAAAATTAGAATGGAATATGAGTTTTATCAAGTGTTTCGCACAACTATACGAATTTTATTAAATGATTATGAAAATATCAAATTGCGTGAATCTATTGAAGATGAAATCAAAAAAAATTATGTCATGTACTACTCGAAAATCGAAATCATCAAAAATTTATTGAAAACACTAGTTGAGAGAAAAAACACGGTTATTTTCACGGATAATTATAATTATGATATGATTAAAGAGATAACCACATGTGTTACACGATCGACTAGTGAAGGTGTCGGCGACTCTGGAGAGAAAAGCAAATGTTCTATGAAGTCACCTATTTGTGTTGTGTCTGATAATGGAAATACATGTCAACTTATCTTGCCTAAAAAGAATCTTGTTACTGGTAAAAATAATGAGTTAATATATTATGAAAAAATGGCTGATGAATTGATTCGATATATACGTATCAATAAATACATTTTTGAACCAAAATCCTACTTATCTTTTGAAAATATGGGATATAATTTACATGACAATGAAATATTATTGTTTCAATCATTGATAACACAAGAATATTTTGAAGGACTGATTCCAGCTACAAAAAATAAATATGTAAAGCGCAATACATATGATTCAGTGGAACCAATATTAACAGAGCATTATGATAATACTGTAAAATATGATCCAAATACTCTTCTTGTTTCTGCTTCTGCACCTGCACCTGCACCGATCGCTATACCTATTGAAGTTCCAAATGTGCCGGAGCAACCATCTGTGTCAATGCCTCTCTCACAGTGTAAATCAACCATCAACCCCAAAATATCGTCAGGAATATGGAAAAAATGCTTTCCATCGGTTTGCGGTGAAAAAGAGTACGATAAAAGCGTTGAATGCACGTTTCAGGTATTGATCGATGTTGGTATAAATTTATCTATTAATTCAATACGTAAAAAATTATATGATGAATATAAAAAATATTTACCAACATATGAAGGTCAAATATTAGATATTTTAATGGGTCAGGGTAAAAAATCATTGGTAGCGCGAGTAAAGTCAAAATTAATAACGTTTCATGATTTGTTGTTTTCTGAAAGTTATTATTTGACGACGCTCGATTATTGGCTTTTATTGACAAAAATGCGTATAAATAGTTTTTTTATTTCTTCCAAATTTTTATTTGATACTAAATACACGTCGAATAATATGTTGGTGTTTGATGATGAGACTCGAGATGCATTTGCATTTATTGTTATTCCTGGTGTTGTTAATGATGTTGTTCCGGTATATAAGTTGATTGTAAATAAAAAACACAGTGAGAACATTTTTATATCCATTAAAGATTTTAATGATTGTGAAGGTAGGAATGATTTGATGACGAGTGTTGATGATCATGATTCTGGTAATGATAGTGTGGAAAACTACATCAAAAACTTTACTCGAGTAAAAACCACCGTTTATAAAAAGAAGCAACCAAAATTGGAAATGGATGAAACGCCTGAACAACTTGAGGTTAGAGATGAGGAAAATATATCTGCATCATCATCTAAATCTATCGAAGTAACCGCGCCCAAAAATGTGAATGCTCTTAGAAAAAAATCGTCTGGGACAAAAAAAAATACTATTAAAAAAATTGTAAATAGAAGACAGAATACTGAGAAAAAAACTGGTACTGGTGCGAATGCAAAAAAACCACTCTTGATTATAGCAGAAGAGTAAGGTTATGTAGCAAGGTATTTTTAACGATTTTGCATTATTGTGCATTAGGGAACAATAATTTATCTAGTGTTGTTCTCACACAAAACAATCTATGTAGAAATATTCCTAATAAAAATAGTATAACACTAATCCAAAAAAATGATTTTTTGAATATATAAGATATTATATAAGCAACTATCAGTGTAAGAAGTACATCTACAATCGAAATATTGAATATTTTATAAGAATGAGCACCTTTACCTGGTTCTCCTAATATATTTTTGTAGTTGCACAAATTCATATTTTTATATTATACATGAATATAAAAATATGTTATAAAAATGCGTAAATGGAAGCTATAAAACAACAAATGTGTAATATTCCATGACAATAAATGTGGTTTGAACAACACCATTCTCTTGATGAATAATAATTGCTCATATAAAATGAGAAAAATATACCAAATAAACTAATTATATATGAATAAAATAAAACCCGCGATATTTGTAAATTTTTACACAGTAACGTATATATTATAAAATAACTAATAGAAAATTTGGCGACATATGCATCTACTTTATGAACTATTGAATATTTTTTTGGATTGTTCCAAAACAATTGTGACATTATAATTGAACATATCAAACACACACCCAATAAAACTTCATGAATATTTTTTTTGAATTTATCATAAAAAAAATGAACGATATAAATAATAATAAATTTGTTATTTTTAAATTTTGTGGTTTTGTATGTGGTTTTGTATGTGGTTTTGTATGTGGTTTTGTATGTGGTTTTGTATGTGGTTGTGATTGTATGTATATTTGCATTGTGTTGTTGGTTATATTTAGACCATAATAGGTCTTTATATTTTTTATATTATGTTTTTAGAGGTATTTACATGAATCCCGGGTTATAATCGTTGTCCCCTCCCATATCGGTGTATTTAATACTTACTACATTATTTTGTACTGTTAGATTCTTTGTACTACATGAATCACCTGATTCTTCGATTTCTTCAAATGCTTCCTCTATCATTTTATCATCTTCCGTTTGTTCGTATTTCATACTTTCTTCTAGTTTCATCATTTCATCGAGATCCAATACTACTTGGAAAACACTTGTACCATAAAACCCTTCTTGACCCATCATGACATTCGCTGAAATACCTTTCATTGTATCCAACTCGGCGTGTTTTGCCGCTTTCAAAAACATCTCTGGTGTCTCTTCAAACGATGCTTTTGCAATTGGTCCAATATTATCATTATTAATACCATGTCTAAAGATTGAAATCATTTTACTTGTAGCTGTCATTCTATCACATAATACACTGAAATGATGTGAATTAATATATGTACCATCAAATTCTATAACATCTACAATTTCATTATAAATGGCTTGTCTTGCAGCTTCGATACCTAACACATGGAATATTTCTACAATATCATTACTAAATGTACGGGTTGGATCAATATAGTCCAATGCTAAAATATCCATCATATTTGTACCTATTGTATCCAAAACCCAGATATCTTGTTTTTTATAAACACCTGAATTTTCCACCACATTATCTTTAATCTTTCGTAATATTACTTTGTTGATTCCTTTAATACCACGCAGTACTATGTTTTGTAATAATTGATCTTGGAAGTTTTTCAATATATAAATGTGATCCGATTGATCTAATGGATTGGCTGATTTTTTACCCTTAGCACCTTGTTTTAATACATTATTCATACGAATTCTGAATATCAATTTATCGTCGTTGTAGTCCGAATATATACAGTTGATTTCATCACCATAACTATTTTTCAATGTGAAATTCACATCGTCCATAGTAATATTTTTCTCCAACATTACATTTGGATCCATGGTCATTCTAACAATCCATTTGGATTTTTCGTTGGTGTCATCCATCAAAGACACGTTGTTGCATTCATCCATCATGGATTCGAATTTTCTATATTGTTCTACTGTTGCTTTGTCTTCGTTGATTAAAGTATTTAAATCATCTGGATCAAAACATATTTCAACGGATTCAACTATTTCTTCTAATTTGGTGTGTTCTATCATATACATAATTGCACTGGCTTTTTCCTTGTCGGTTTCATCTTCTCGGTTCAAATAAACGGTGAGTGATGGATTCTTTGGTTCGCTCGATAATGACAGAATTTCTTCGATTCTTGGAACACCACGTGTTACATTGGATTTAGAAGAAACGCCAGCGAAATGAAAAGTGTTCAGAGTATTATGGACAATGACACCATAATCAGTCATGAAAGTTTGATTGCCTGGAACAGTAAAATCATAGACGAAGTTTTGTTGCTCTGGTGTATAATATTCGATTTTAGTAATTTCGTCCCACACGACGTTGGATGTTATTGCTTGTTTAAGAATACAAAGTTCGTTTTCTATTAAATGAGCTTTTTCATGTGACTTGAAAGTTTGATAATATTTTTCCAAAGTTCTACGTCCAATACTTGTAATATTTTTTCTTTTATAATGTCCATAAATTCTGCTTTGTTCTGGTATTTGTAATGTTTTACCGCAATATGCTACTATTTCTTCTAATCCATTAATTTTATCAATTTGTTCTGATACAAATACTTTGTCATTTCTTTCAATGTATTCTATTAAACTATCCAATTTTTCTTGGTGTAAAACTGTACCTATTTTTTCTTTGTAAATCTTTGCATATTTTGGACTAATATTTAAATGATATAGTGGTTTATCAAATCTAGTATTTTCTTTTAAAACTCCAAATATATTAAAATAATTTAATATGAGAGCTAAATCTTTTATTAATTGTTCGCTTCTACTGCAACAACGAATTTCATGATGATTTTTATCACAATTAAAATTACCATCGCCATCGAAATATCCTTGAAATAAACCTGCTTTGAACTCTTGTGGTGCTGTAAATGCAAAATCAGGAACACGTTTTACGAAACTTCCAGTGTCACATGTTGTTAATAATAATTCTGCAATCTCTTTTGAATTAAATTTTGTTGTAACGCCTTTTCCATATTCACCTTGATATTTATTTACATTACACTCTTTTCCAAATCGCTCTGCAAATTTCTTTGTATTTTCAATGTAATGTTCTGAAATATTTGTAATTGCAATCGAATTTTTATTTAAATTACCTTCCGCTAAATATGCACCAACAAACCATCCAAATAAATGATCGAGTTTGTATGTTTGGTTATTTATTTCAATTGTATCTTTTATAAAACTATCATCAATGTGACTGGATACTGGAATTCTCATTCCTTCTTTCATATCTGCGCCTACAATAGGAACTACCTTATGATTTTCACCGCGGACTAAATGAGAATGACTTGTTGTTGTTTCAACTGTTCTACCACTTCTTGTAGTTACTTTCATCATTTGACCATTTACTGGATGTCTGCTAATATGCGAAATTTTATTCCAACTAGTTTTTTCGTCTTCTGAAACACCCACAATATAATATTCATTCTCGAGATTGTCTAATAATGTTTCAACACTATTTTCATGTCCGGTGTTAAATGTCATATCTGGGTTTTTCATGATAATATCATCGCAAAATTCTCCAACAATGATCGATTTTAATGAAATATCATTTGTGAGCTTATTCCTGCAAATAATTTTATGTCGTGTGTTACCACATTCGCTCATTTGGGTTGATACTTCTCCAATACTTTGTGCTGCAATCATTCCCACCATTTCACCAGGTGCAACTATGGATCGTTTATAACTTAGTGAAATAGTCTCCAATAAAATTGTCAATGCTGAGCGATTGAAACGCTTAACAAATAACAAATCTTTTGGTGATAAATAATAATTATACAAAGCCTTGAATAATTTTGTCGGTTTTACATACATATTTTGTTCCATAAACTCATAATTTTGTTCTATCATTTCATAGGCTTCTAATGGTGTAATATCAACCAATGAATTGGATTGAATATTTTGTTGTCCTTGGATATTATTAATAATATATGCAAATGCAACTGGACAATTTACGACGTTATCACCCTTGTGTTTGAATACATATTGAATTATGTCATTTCTCAATTGAATCATACTTTCAGTGTATTCTTTATTCTTTTTGTTGAATGCCTCTTGTTGTTTTTTATATCTGGTATAGGTGTTTTTGATTAGGATTTTTCCAATGATTTTAGCCTTTGCTGATTCATCAGGTAAATTATAGTGAGCATAAATTTCTTGGATACTCATTCCAACAATTGGAATTTGTTGATTTTCTATTTTAACAGCATCAATACCATCATCACCATAGGTAAATTGTACAATTTTACCTTTGTTTGTACGAAGGGTCATATCATAATTTACCATAAGATCTTCCAAACCTTTGATGATTCTTCTTTGGATATATCCTGTTGTCGAAGTATCTCTTACTTGAAGACCATTTGCTAATCCAAAATTTAATGTACTTGGAATAGTTAAATCATATACTTTTGGATGTTTTTCTACACCAATAATATTAATTTCTGTAATTTCATCTAATAATACATCATTATAAGTTTGAAATAATTTAGAATTATTTTTCCAAACTATACATTTTAGTTTTTCATTTTTGTTATTTTCCAATAATGTTATTTTTTCTGCGAATATTTTTCCATATTGCGCACGAATTGCGAATCTATATGTTGGTTTGATATTTTTGGTTCCCAAATTATTTTGTTTTAATTGAGACATGGAAACTTTTCCGAAAATTCCAAATCTAGAACATAACATACTTATTCCTTCAATTAAACGTTTGGATGCGGAGCCAACATCAATCGAATTTTTTGAAATAGATC